ACATATATATCAAAACCTAGATTTATGTTTTCTAAAATTTCATGTATGTGTACCATAAAAACACCAGATAATTCATTGCCACTAGAATTTGTCAATGGTTGAGTAAACCCATCTAAACTACCTAATGCATCATAACCTCTTAATGTTATAGGATAAGGAGTTGATGTAACCGCTTCTTGAAATTGATCGACTAATAACCAACCCTCCCAATATATGTGATATGTGCCGCCAGTATCTTTATGTGATATTCTTATTTTATATTCTCTTTCATCAGCATCATAAAAATTATCATAATTTGTTAAATCTGTAACAAAAAGATTTATTTGACAAGTTGAACCTATAATTGGATTATAAAAATTATCATCTTGATCCCAAGTTATTGATACTGGATCATTAGTACCTACTAAATCATATATTGTCAAATCAGGATCTTCTGGGTTAGCTTTTACATAGCCATCTTTTAATATTTCTATTTTTTTTCCATTTTCTAAATCATCAGAAAATTCTAATCTAAATTTAACTCCGTATGCCATTATTTAATTCTATTTCGGTTCCTATCTGCTCTTTGTAATGCTACAACTAAATCTTGACCTTTTAAAGTAAACTCACCACCAACTTGTACATTTGATGAGCCACCTCGATCACCTATTAATGATTTTAATTTATCAAGCGGTGCTATAACCTCTGGGTTACTTCTAGCACCAGGATATTCACCCATCAATCCCATAGTTGGTCCAGATACAATACCACCCTTTGCAAAGCCAGTTAATGCTCCAAATATGCCTTTAAAACTTGCAACAGTTGAACCAATTTTACCAATTCCAATACCGCCTAGTAATGTGCTTAAAACCAATGCCGCCGCCGCCGCCGCAACTAATTTTTTAATTAATCCAAGTATCATTTTACCAAGTGATTTAATAAAACTTTCGCCATTCATCATGCTTTCAAAAGCTGATGCAAACATTGAAGGTATTTGTTCGCCTATATATTCTAATGCATTGCCAAATTGAGTTGTTTTTTGTACTGCTGGTTCCATTGATTCTAGTAAAACAGTTCCAACAATTTTAACACCCTCACCAACTTTTGCAAAACCCTCATTTACACTAATAGCATTGACACTAATTGCTTTTAATTTTGTTGCAGTAGCTTCTAAAACTGTATTTGTGTTAGCAATAGGAGTTACTATTTTTACGTTACTTTCGCCAAGTTTTGCAAGTTCTTTATTGGTTTTTTCGGTTTCCTCTTTTTGTTTTTTTAGTGCGGCATTTTGATCAATTAATTGTAATGTAGCAAATTTAGAATATGATCCACCTGATTTAATAATGTTTTTAAATGTTTGCCATTTACTAATAAGCGGTGCCATTTTGTTACCCATTGTAACTAAATAACCAGTTAAAGCTACTATTGCAGTAGCAATAGCAATAAAAGGATTCGCCATCATTGCTACTGTTAATTTTACAAAACCACCTTTTAAAGCTATTGTTGCTATTTTTAGAGTGGCAAAACCAGATGTCATAATCCCTATAACAGATGTTAAAGTTCCCACAGCTAATAATACTGGTCCAATAGCTGTTACAAACAAACCAAGTCCAATGATTATATTTTGTGTTGTACCATCTAATTGTGTAAATTTTGTAAATAAAGTTTCAACACCACTAGCTATTTTTTCTATTGTAGGCAATAATGATTCTAATAAAACAGATCCAACAGATGCAAAAGATTCTCTGACACCATTTAAAGATTTTGTTAATCTAAATGATGCACTTTTTGCTGTATCATCAAATGCTTTTTTAGTAGCACCTTGAGCATTATTTAACTCATTAAATATTTCTTTTGTAGTATCAGCACTTGCACCAGTTAAATCTAAAACACCTCGCAATGCTCTAATATTTGGAAAAACTTGAGCTGCCGCATCACTATTTTTATCAAACTCTGTTTTAAGAGTTTCTAAAACTGATAATAACCCCTCATCTTTTATTTGTTGTTTTAAACCAGCACTTGACAATCCCATCTCAGTAAGTGCTTCCTCAGCTTGTTTTGTTGGTTTTAGTAATCCAGATAAAATACTATTTAATTGTGTTGCACCTTGAGCTGCATTAGTACCAGTTCTTGACATAGCAGCCATTGCAGCACCAACCTCATTAAAGCTAACTCCCATGTTAGATGCAACTGGCAAAACTTGTCCCATTGATGCAGCCAAATCTTCACTATTTAATTTACCCTCTCGAACCGCCGCTGTTAATACATCTGTCGCCGCTTCTGCTGATAAGGTTTCACTTCCATATGCATTAAGTGCTGATGTTGCTAAATCAGCAACTTGAGCTACATCACCTAACCCAGCAGCACTAGCTTTAGATGCCGCTTCTAATACTGCTATTGCCTCAGCACCCTCTAAACCAGCTGATGCAATAAAAAACATAGCATCACTTGTTTGTTTAGATGATAAGCCGGTTTCTTTAGCCATTCTTTTAGATGCATTAGAAAAATCTTGTAAATCCTTTTCTGTTGCACCAACTAATGCTTTTATCTTAGTTATGTTTTTATCAAAGTCAGCACCCATTTTAATAGCAGCACCACCAGCAATAGCCAATGGTAAGCTAATTGCAGATAAACTTGAGCCGACTGACTTCATTTTACTGCCAAATTGTTTTAATTTGCTAGAAGCTTGTTCAAACCCAGTTAGCTGTAAATCTAATCTTAACTTTGCCATGAATTATTTTTTATCAAAAATACAAAAAAAATAAGCCACCTATTTTGGTAGCTTTTTTTTATCTACTTTGTTTTTGAATTTTAAAAATTGTTTTTTTGTTGATTTTGGTTTGCCTCTACCTAAGTAAACATCTTGAGGCAAAGGGAATAGTTTATCAGGTGTAATCATTTGAGCTTTTTTACTACAATTTACATTGTATAACATAGTGGCTATATATCGAGATTGCTCCCATAACATATTGTTTTGAATCATGTGAGATTCACCTAAAAGATGATTCTCTTTCCAAGTATTTTTCCAAAAATTATCTGGGTTTATGCCAACCTGACCAATGTAAAAATCTAAAAGAGAATCCCAATCAAGTCGGCTACTTACTTTCCCTCTTTAGTTGGTTTTGTAGTTTTCTTGATATTTCTAGCAACACCCATGTTTAAATCATTACCCAATATTCTTGATTCCATCATTGAATTTACAACATCTGTTAATTGTTCACTATTAAAATCCTCAAGCCACATTCCAACTTTAAATTCATTGTAATCAATCTCATTGCCTTGTTCTTGATCGTGTGCTAGTAAACCAGAATAAACTAAACCAATAATTGCTTTAACCGAAACACCTTTACTAAATACATCACCTATTTTATCTAATGGTATTTGTAAAAATTCAGTAAAGTTTGACCAGAAATTCATTGAAAAATGCATTGTTCGCATTTTCCCACCTATTTTTAAGGTATAGTAACCTCTTTTTTTGTTTGCCATATTAATATATTTATAGGGGTATAGTTCCTTAATCCATACCCCTTTTTATTTTTATTTATGAACTACTAAATTATGATTTAGTAATTGCACCATTTACAGTAATCGTTCCACTATAAGTTGCTGGTGATTCCATTTCAGCACTCATTTCAACTGAACTTAAAAAACCTGATCCAGAATAAATAGGATCAGAGTTAGCAGTTCCAAATTGCCATGATACAGCTCTACGAGCTAATAAAATATCAGCAAAATCAACTGGGTTAGCATCATCATCATATGCAATTAATCCCTCAAAAGAAATCTCACCACTTTTAACACCGGCTATAACTTCTTGATAACCGCTAGAATCTTTTGTAGTTGCCTCAGGCAAATCATTAGATAGTGATAATGTGCAAGATGTTGAATGTCCGATGATAGTTGATGTTGCGATTGCTGTACCATCTGTTAATTTTAGTAGTAAATCAGATCCATTAAAAACGCCGAGTGTAGCCATTTATATATATTTTAAATTATTAAACTTTAACAAATATACAAATAAAAAAATTATACATCTTCCCAGTTATCTGATATATCTTCCCATTTGTCAAAGATATTATCCCAAGTTTTTCCCTCGCTAGGATCGGTTACTGTAAATACACCAGTTAAATTTATTTCAAGATTAAAACTGGTAGCATTTTCAAACTCTGCTGTCTCATCAACTGAGTTAATAAACCCCTCGCCTCTAACTATTAATTTAGGATTTACATTATCTTTAAAATAAAAAGTTGCTTTTTGTTTAGTTAACACCATATCGGCTAACTCCTCAAAACTTAGATTATTAGAATAATCACTTAAACATTCACAACTTAATGTGCCAGATTTAACACCTGGTATAAATTGCTTCCAACCTAAACTTTCTTTGCTAGTAGATTCTGGTAAATCAACATTTACATTAAAGCTAGTGCTTTTAGAATGCCCAACAACTGTTGTATCTTTTAACAACAAAAAGCTAGTGGCATTTATGACTGGCATTATTCCTCTATTGGTGT